TCGCAACCAAAGCTTTGTGGTGAAGACAATGGCAATGATGCGTGGTAATATGGCTAAGCAAATAACGGAGGTTCCGATGGCTGGTTGCAAATCCAAAGGCATGAAGATGGGCGGCAAAGTTAAGGCCGGCTACAAAAAGGGCGGTAAGGTCAAGATGGCTCGTGGCGGCAGCGTGGACCAGTCCATGTGCAGCCCCCGCAAACAGATGGCTATGGGCAAGATGAAGTAATGGCAAAAGACGCTTGCTATAAAAAGGTTAAGGCCCGTTACAAGGTCTTCCCCTCTGCTTATGCAAGCGGAGCCATTGCTAAATGCCGCAAGGTTGGTGCGAAGAACTGGGGTAATAAAACCCAGAAAAAGGCAAAGGGCGGAATCGTAAAAGCGAGGACGTTCTGATGGCTGTTCGCAAGACCGAGAAAGGTGCTGCCCTAAAACGCTGGTTTAAGGAAAACTGGAAGGACGTTCGCACAGGAAAGCCCTGTGGTCGCCAAGAGGGCGAGAAGAGAGGAACACCTTACTGCCGTCCGACAAAACGGGTTACTGCTAAGACACCTAAGACTGCGGGTGAGATGTCTTCTTCTGAGAAAAAGAAGAAGATCGCTGAGAAGAAAAGCCTGGGCCAGCCTGCTGGTAAGCCGCGTCGGGTTTCCGCCGCTAAGAGGAAAACGAAATGACAACGTCAGGTTCACGAGACTTCAACCTCGATGTCGCGGAAGCGATCGAAGAGGCATACGAACGCATCGGTTTAGAGATGCGGACGGGTTACGATGCCAAGACGGCTCGTCGCTCGATGAACTTGATGTTTGCTGAATGGGCTAACCGTGGCTTGAACCTGTGGACCGTGGCCCAAGGTACGACGACCGTGACGCAAGGCACAGCGCAGTATACTCTGGCAGAGGATGTCGTAGATATTCTAGACATGGTTCTGCGCCGCAGCGGGACTGACTACGAGATGGATCGGATCAGCCGTTCGGACTATTTGAACTTCCCGAATAAAACGGACCAGGGTCGTCCTTCGCAGTTTTATTTCGATCGCCAGATCGCTCCGGTCATCAACTTGTGGCAGACGCCTGAGAACTCCACTGACCAACTGGTGTATTACTACGTTCGTCGCATCGAGGACGTAGATACTCTTACAAACACAACGGGCATCCCCTTCCGTTTTTACCCCTGCATGGTCGCGGGTCTAGCATATTATCTCGCAGTTAAGCGTGCGCCTGATCGTGTGCAGATGATGAAGTCGATCTACGAGGAAGAGTTTCAACGCGCGGCAAATGAGGACGAGGCCAAGGTGCCTCTGACTTTGACGCCGAGCATTCGTTATCTGAGGGTCTGATGGCATTCGCATCTGGCAAAAATGCTTGGGGTATCTCTGATCGTTCAGGTCGCCGCTACCGTCTTCGGGATATGAAGAAGGAGTGGACAGGCGCACTTGTTGGTCCTGATGAATACGAACCTAAGCACCCCCAGCTTTACCCTCCTCGTCCAGGGCCAGATCCACAGGCCTTGAAAGATCCTCGTCCTGATCAGCCAGAGGCTCTTCAGGTGTATGTTGGAGTGCCGACAGTAGAGGATCCTCGCCTTGTTCGTCCTCGTATGGTAGGTAGTACGGGGCAAGTTACGGTGGTGACAACATGAGCTTTACGTACGGACAACTAAAACAGGCTATTCAAGATTATACGGAAAACACGGAGACCACCTTCGTGAACAATATTCCGTTGTTTATTCGAATGGCAGAGGAGCGGATTCTAAAGCAGGTTCAACTTAGTTTGTTCCGCAAAAATGCCACTGCATCTACGACAATAGGCAACAAATACCTGGCTTGTCCGAGCGACTTCTTGGCGCCGTTTTCTTTGAGCCTAGCGGGTGCGGATGGTGATAAGTTCTTCTTGGAGTTCAAAGATCCGAGCTTCATCCAAGAGTACACACCGGATGCGACTACGACCGGAGCTCCAAAATACTTTGCTCAGTTTGATAACGAGAACTTCATTCTGGCGGCTACTCCTGATGCCGCATATACGGCTGAGCTTCATTATTTCTACCGACCGAACAGCTTGACGTCTGGTGCGGATGGTGACACGACTTGGCTAAGCATCAACGCTGAGATGGCTATGCTGTACGGTGCCTTGATTGAGGCAACGATATTTATGAAGGGCGAACAAGACGTTACCCAGATGTATGTCCAACGCCTCCAGGAATCTATCTCTGGTCTCAAGCAGCTGGGCGAAGCTAAAGAGGTGACGGACGAGTACCGTCGTGGTAAGGTGATTAGGCCGAAACAATGAACGTAGGCTTATTTGACATACCCAAAGACACTCCAGTAGTGGGTGTTCGGACAACAAGTGGCCGCGGCTTCACGCCAGAGGAGCTTGCAGAACAAGCAGCGCAACGGATTGTTTCCGTTTCGGATACTGCTCATCCTGCTTTGCGAGAGCAGGCACATGCTTTTCAAAGCCAAATAGCTAAAGTGGTTGAGTCGTATTTAAAACAAGCAGTTCGCAGCGACCGCACAACTGTGTATAATGCGCTTCAGGATGCAGGACACCCTGAACTGGCTGACGTGATAAGGAGACTCTAACCATGGCGTTCACCGGCAACTTTATGTGCACGAGCTTTAAGCAGCAACTGCTTCAAGCCAAGCACGACTTTACTAACAGTACTGGCCATACATTCAAGTTGGCTCTGTACACTAACAGTGCTTCCTTCACGGCAGCGACTACGGACTACACTGCGACCAACGAAGTTGGTGACTCGGGTTCGTATGCAGCTGGTGGCGGCACGCTGACCAATGTCACACCAACAACGTCTGGCACAACAGCGTTTACAGATTTTGCAGATTTGACATTTACTTCTGCAACGATCACGGCGCGAGGTGCGTTGATCTACAACACTACTACAGGTGGTGGTTCGAGCACCACTGACACTGTTGTTGTTTTGGACTTTGGATCGGACAAAACCGCGACGGCTGGTGACTTCCAGATTGTGTTCCCAACTGCGGATGCTTCGAACGCCATCATCAGGATTGCGTAAACCATGGTTGTCCTCGTTAATCGCGCAAAAGTAGCCACGGCCACTACTGGCACGGGGACAATCACACTTGGTTCAGCGGAGGATGGGTATCAGACGTTTGCGGATGCGGGCGTTACCGACGGGCAAATAGTTCGCTACGTCATCGAGGACGGCAGCAACTGGGAAATTGGCACAGGCACCTACACGGCGTCTGGCACTACTCTCACTCGCACTGTCTCTGAAAGCAGTAATGCTGACGCGGCGCTTAACCTGTCCGGTTCTGCATTGGTCTTTATCTCTGCGACTGCAGAGGATGTTTTGACCGAGTATGTTGTCAAAACTGCAAACTACACGGCTGTCGCAGGTGATCTAATTCTCGCGGATACTTCTGGCGGGGCGTTTACGATCACCCTTCCAGCAAGTCCAGCAACTGGCGACACCGTGTTTGTGGCCGACGCGGATGATTGGTCATCCAACAACCTGACAGTGGCTCGGAACGGCTCAACGATTGAAGGTTTGTCCGAGGATGTCGTTTGCGACATTGGCAACATTAGCTTGACGTTCACATATAGTGGGACGACATGGCAGGTGTATTCTCAAGCCGGTGTGTCGGGTGCGATTTTCACGGCAAGCAGCACTGACACGCTGACGAACAAGACAATCAGCGGTGCCAGCAACACTATTACTGTTGATGGAACTAATGACATTGGTTTTCTTACTATCCCGCCAGTAGGGACAAAAACCGGGTCGTACACCTTAACGACGTCAGATGTTGGAAAGTACGTCCAAGTTGGCACGGGCGGCAGCATTACAATTCCCGATGCGACGTTCAGCGAGGGTGACGCCATTGTTATCTTCAACAACACCACTGGCGACATAACAATCACCTGCACAATCACTACAGCTTACATTTCTGGCACTGATACGGATGTGGCTTCTGTTACGCTGGCAACAAGGGGTGTGGCAAACATCCTTTTCATTAGCGGAACTGTTTGTGTGATTACAGGCAGCGTTTCGTAATGACCGGCGTAATGCAATCAATGGTTGGCGGAAGCTACGGCGCACCAGTCGTGCCGTTGTCCATGACGTTCTACGAGAGCAGGTATGGGGCAACTATTGGGACGATAGATGTTTATGTCGTAGACACATCTGGTGTCATACAAGGCAGCGCCATTTACAGCGCCTCGGGGAATCTAGGTGTCCAAACATGGTTTTTGAGGACGCCAACTTCTGTGGGTGTTTCTGGAACCTTTAGGATTGCTTGGCACTATGTGAGCGGCACAAGTTTTACTGGGGATTACGCGGTTGATACTGTTACAATACAGGGAACGACATACAACTTTGACACCGGTACAGATGGTTTCTTGACCTCCACGACGAACACGGCATCTTCGTCCACCGCGCTTTCCTTTGCCATAGCTCCGCTGACGACTATTGGAGCCTCTCAATCGAGATGGAACAGGAATGGTGGCTCAACGCCTTCAGGCGCCACTGGCCCTTCTGGAGCGCAAAGCGGGTCGTTCTATTTGTACACCGAGACCAGCACCCCTAACTATCCCAACGTAAACATGTGGCTGTTTAGTCCCGAGATAACTGTCTAGGAGTTACGACATGGCAAACCTTTCTAGTCTGCTTCCTCCATCTGGCGCGGTTACTCCGACAAGCGCGGACACGTTGACGAACAAAACGCTCAGCTCCCCAACGCTGGATGGAACTATCGTCGAAGAGATTTACAACATCAGCGGGACTTCTGTTACGCTAGAACCAGACAATGGTTCTATCCAGTTGCACACGCTGACTGGGAACACAACTTATTCGGATGGATTTAGTTCTGGGCAGTCGATCACGCTGATGATTGATGACGGAACCGATTACACTGTGACTTGGCCGACAATAATCTGGGTGAACAACGGAGCTAATGCGCCCACACTGTCTACGTCAGCCTACACCGTAATTGTTTTATGGAAGGTTGCGTCTACTCTGTACGGCGCGCTGGCTGGAGATGGAGCATGACAAACAGCAGAGACTTGCTACCTGTGGGCGGCTTTACGGGCACTGCTTGGACGTTAGACAACCCAAGCATCCCACCTTACGGCAAGTTTTATGTTGGGACTCAAGAACTCACTCCGGAGGGCGTTTTCTTCAAACCCGACGGCCTTAAGATGTACGTCATTGGGTCTAATGGAGACGCCGTATACGAATACGACCTATCCACCGCTTGGGATGTATCAACTGCGTCGTACTTGCAGAACTTTAGCGTTGCTGCTCAAGAAACCAATCCGACCGGCGTTTTCTTCAAACCCGACGGCCTTAAGATGTACGTCGTTGGGTATAATGGAGACGACGTAAACGAGTACAACCTATCCACTGCTTGGGATGTATCAACTGCGTCGTACGTGCAGAACTTCTATATTGGAGGTCAAGACACCGCTCCGTTCGGCCTTTTCTTCAAACCCGACGGCCTTAAGATGTACGTCGTTGGCAGTTCTGGAGGCTACGTATACGAGTACGACCTATCCACTGCTTGGAACATTTCCACGGCGTCGTTCTCGAGGAGCATGTACGTTGCTCCTCAAGACGTTTCTCCGACCGGCGTTTTCTTCAAACCTGACGGTCTTAAAACGTACGTCAGCGGAGCTTCTGGAGACGCCGTATACGAATACGACCTATCCATTGCTTGGAACACCGCCTCAAACTCGTACCTGCAGAGCTTTAGCGTTGTTGCTCAAGACACCGCTCCGCTCGGCCTTTTCTTCAAACCCGACGGCCTTAAGATGTACGTCATTGGGTCTACTGGAGACGCCGTATACGAATACGACCTATCCACTGCTTGGGACGTTTCCACTGCGGCGTGGATTGCCCCCGCTAATTCTTACTTTAGCGTTGCTGCTCAAGAAACCTCTCCGCACAGCGTTTTCTTCAAGCCTGACGGCCTTAAAATGTACGTCATTGGCAGTTCTGGAGACGACGTAAACGAGTACAACCTATCCACTGCTTGGGATGTTTCCACTGCGTCGTTCCTGCAGTCGTTCAGCGTTGCTGCTCAAGACATCGCTCCGAGGGGCGTTTTCTTCAAGTCGGACGGTCTTAAAATGTACGTCAGCGGAGTTGTTGGAGACGCCGTATACGAGTACAACCTATCCACGGCTTGGGACGTTTCCACTGCGTCGTTTCTGCAGTCGTTCAGCATTGCTGCTCAAGACACCGTTCCGCATGGCATTTTCTTCAGAGCCGACGGTCTTAAAATGTACTTCATCGGCCTTTCTGGAGACGCCGTATACGAATACGATTTATCTACGGCTTGGGACGTTTCTACTACATCGTTCGTGCAGTCGTTTAGCACTGTTGCTCAAGACACCACTCCGCTCGGCGTTTTCTTCAAACCAGACGGTTTTAAAATGTACATCACCGGCAATTCTGGGCCCGCCGCATACGAGTACAACCTATCCATTGCTTGGGATGTATCAACTGCGTCGTACGTGCAGTCGTTTAACACTGTTGTTCAAGACAAAAATCCGCAGGGCGTTTTCTTCAAACCCGACGGTAAAGTGATGTACATAATTGGATCTACTGGAAGAGCCGTATGGGCTTACAGCTTAACCTAAATTGGAGGGCAACATGTTCGTCAAAGTCACAAACGGCAGTCCGAGCAAATACCCATACGCTCTTAGTGAGATGCGCCGTGAAAACGCAAACGTCAGCTTTCCCGAGCCAACTTCGGATAGTACGCTGGCGGCGTATGGCGTCTACCGCGTTGAGACAACGGTTGCTCCGAGTTTCGACAACAAAACGCACATGCTTGCGAACACTGTTGAAAATGTTGACGGCGTTTGGAAGCAGAAGTGGATCGAAGTCCCCCTTGAGGGGAATCAAGCATCCATCAACGTAAGGCGGCATCGAGACCGACTGCTTGCCGAAACTGATTGGATCGTTGTGTTTCACAGCGAGAAAGGAACGCCAGTCCCGGCAGAATGGGAAGTGTATCGTCAGGCGCTTCGTGATATAACAGGGCAAGAAGGTTTCCCCAACGCGGTCGTCTGGCCGACAAAGCCATGAGTGAGTGAATAAATGCTTGGCTTCAACCCTCTAGCATCAGCGCCTCTTGCCGATGATGGTGGGGCTGCGTCCAACAACGCTGTAGTCAATGTAACCGGGGTTTCCGCCGTTGGCGGCGTCGGCATTCTTGTGGTCACGGGCGATGCCGTCGTTCCACAGACTGGGCTTCTAGCTACAGGTTCAACCGGCAGTGTCACGGTAAGTTTGCTCACCCCAGTTTCTGTGACAGGGGTAAGCGCCACTGGCCAAGTTGGAAGCGTAACAGCAATCGGTGGCGCGGCAGTCACCGTGACTGGCCTATCCGCCACTGGCCAAGTTGGAAGCGTAACAGCAACTGGCGATGCCGTCGTTCCACAGACTGGCCTATCTGCCACTGGTTCTGTCGGCGCCGTGGGTGTCTCGGCGGACGCAACCGTTGATCTTTCTGGGGTCGCTGGTTCTGCCTCTGTTGGCGCTGTTACAGTAAAGATTAACATCACTGCTCTGGTCACAGGTGTTTCTGCTACAGGTTCTGTTGGCTCTGTTACAGTGACAGGCACAGCCAACGTCACCTTGACTGGCGTTTCTGCCACGGGAACAGTCGGGCCTGTGATTGTTTGGGGAAGGATTGTTCCAAACCCCGGAACGAGTTATACTGAGATTCAACCAAACCCCGGAACGAGTTATACTGAGATTCAACCAAACCCCGGAAGTATCTGGACTGAAATTGCAGCATAAGGTGTCTCATGGCTAGTACATACACAACGAACACTGGTATTGAACTCATCGCCACAGGTGAGCAGTCAGGAACCTGGGGCAGTACTACAAATACCAACCTTCAGATTATTGACCGCCTCACCAACGGTGTAGGCGCAATCACCTTGAGCGGTACAACACACACTCTGACCACTTCTGATGGCACGTTGTCTGACGGGCAATATGCGGTTCTTGTATTCGGTGGGACACCTAGCGGCACCAACACGGTGACGATTAGTCCAAACGACCAAAACAAACTGTATGTGGTTAAAAACAATTCTGGCGAAAGCGTAGTTCTAACGCAAGGCTCGGGCGGCAACGTCACGGTGGCGGATGGCAAAAGTGCTATTGTTTATGCTGACGGTGCAGGGGCCGGGGCCGCAGTTGTTGATGTTACCTCCACCTTCCCGTTCGTCAAAACATCAGACATTGGGTCTACTGTTTTAGCTTATGACTCCAACCTGCAGTCTTTTGTCACTGCGTTCACACTGCCGACAAGTGATGGAACTACTGGTCAGGTTTTGCAAACGAACGGTTCTGGCACATTGTCGTTCACTACCGTGAGTTCGGTTGGAGATGTCGTTGGTCCTGCTTCGGCTACTGACAACGGCATTGCCCTGTTTGACGGCACTACTGGTAAGCTTTTGCAGGACAGTGCCTCTCAGGATGGCGTAATTCATGGACACACTATCGGTCGTGGCAATGGTGGGACTTCGTCTAACGTTGTTTTTGGCGCTTCCGCAGGTGCAGCTATAACATCTGCGGGGAACTGTGTGCTTGTAGGCGCCAATGCTGGTGCAGCTATAACATCTGCAGCTAACTGTGTGCTTGTAGGCTTTAATGCTGGTGATGCGATTACAAGCGGGCTTAATAACACTGCTTTAGGGTCTGGGGCTTTAAGCACTGTCACAACTGGAACCCATAATACTGCCATAGGCTCTAGCTCAATGGCTAACGCAGGCACAAGCGCAGCGGAAAATATTGGCGTCGGGTATGCAACTTTGGCGTCTGCAACCGGGTCGCAGAACGTAGGCATTGGATACGCATCCTTATCAGACAGTTCTTTTTCTGGTCAAGGAAACGTCGCCATTGGCTACTTCGCAGGCCTTGGCATAGAGACAGGCTCTAGTAATGTTTGCGTAGGGACTAGCGCCGGAACTGCGTTGTCTCCGTTCAACATTACAACACAGAGTGACCGCATTGTTCTTGGTAATAGCAGCACAACCAACGCCTATATTCAAGTTGCGTGGACGGTTACATCTGACGCGCGAGACAAGACGGATGTGACGCCAATCACACACGGCCTTGATCTTATTGGCCAGTTAAACCCAGTCACGTTCAAATGGGACAAGCGGTCTAAGTATTTTGTCAAAGACGAAAACGGCAATATCATTGACCGCCCGACACCTGACGGGACGCACAAGGAAGACCAACCGTTTGCCGGTTTCCTAGCGCAAGAGGTGCAGCAGGCGATTGAGGCTGTAGGGTTTACTGACGATATCATCGTGGATCGTGAGCAGGATGACCTGTGGAAGCTGAAAGAAACTGCTTTGATCCCAATACTGGTTAAAGCCATTCAAGAACTAAAGGCGCGAGTTGAGGCTCTTGAAGCGGGAGTATGATAAGTGCCACTAAGCAAATTACAGTTCCGCCCCGGGATTAACCGGGAAACGACCTCGTACACCAACGAGGGCGGATGGTTTGATTGTGATAAAATACGTTTTCGGGAAGGTTTCCCTGAAAAGATTGGAGGATGGACTAAGCTTGGTTCATCCTCTTTTCTTGGGTCTTGTCGTGCAATTCACCAATGGCGCACAATTTCTTTAAACAACTACACTGGCCTCGGCACCAGCGTGAAGTATTACATTGAAGAGGGTGAGGGCTACTACGACATAACCCCTATCCGTGAAACAACGTCCGCTGGGGATGTGACGTTCAGCGCCACAGATGGCCTGTCCACGATTACTGTTTCCGATGTTGGTCATGAGGCTGTTGAGGGAGACTTCGTTACGTTTAGCGGAGCCGTCTCTCTTGGAGGCACCATCACTGCAGATGTTCTTAACCAAGAATATCGCATCGAAAGCATCGTTGATGCGGACAGCTACACCATTATCGCTCGCACAGTTGCAACGGTGTCCTCAATCACTGTAGACGGTGAATACACTCCAACTCCCGTGGTCGCAAATTCGTCAGACACAGGCAATGGTGGCGGAAGTGTCGTCGGCACTTATCAGATAAACGTTGGTCTTGATACAGCCGTATTCGGGAACGGTTGGGGTGCGGGCACTTGGGGTCGTGGAACCTGGGGTTCTGGCGCATCCCTAAATGTGCAGTCTGACACTCTTCGTCTCTGGGCGCATGACAACTTTGGTGAAGATCTGATCATTAACGTTATGAACGGTGGTGTTTACTACTGGGATTCTTCTCTGGGACTGAACCAGAGAGCGATTGCCCTGAGTGATTTGTCAGGTGCAAGTGATGCCCCTGTGGTTGCTACAAAGGTTATCGTGTCTGATGTTGATCGTCATGTTATTGCTTTTGGCGCAAACCCAGTTGGCAGTTCGACACAAGACTCACTATTAATTCGTTTTTCTGATCAAGAAAACGCAGCTGATTGGACTCCTACCGCAACAAACACTGCAGGTGATTTGTTAGTTGGTTCTGGTTCTCGGATTGTCACAGCCATTGAGACACGACAACAAATCTTGGTGTTCACAGATTTGTCCCTGCATGCGATGCAGTACCTAGGCCCGCCGTTCACTTTCGGGATCAACATGATCTCTGAAAACATCACAACCATCAGCCCGAACTGCGCCGTTGCCATTGAAGACAATGTTTTCTGGATGGGTCAAAATGAGTTCTATGCATATACGGGTGCTGTGCAAAAACTACCTTGCACAGTTCGTGATTATGTATTCTCTGACTTCAATCAGCAGCAGGCTGAAAAAGTCTTTGCTTCTACTAACTCTGCTTTCTCCGAAATCTGGTGGTGGTATCCATCAGCAAGCTCGGACAACATCGACCGTTATGTAGTTTACAACTATCAGCAAAACATCTGGTACTACGGTAGCCTGTCTCGTTCAGCTTGGGTTGATCGTGGCTTGTCCGATAATCCGATCGCAGCCGGTCTGGATGGATATCTGTATATCCATGAAAATGGTTTTGATGACGGAAGCACGTCACCATCCTCGGGTATTACTGCCTACATTGAGTCTAGCCAATTTGATATTGGGGAAGGCGATCAATTTAGCTTTGTTCGTAGGTTGATTCCTGACATCACTTTCCGGAACTCGACCGCCTCAACGCCCTCTGCTACTTTCACCATGAAAGCTCGCAACTTCCCAGGTGGAAATTATCTGCAGGAAGACGATGAGACGGTGACAAAGACTGCATCTTCTCCCGTTGAGCAGTTCACCAACCAGGTCTTTGTTAGATTGCGCGGCAGGTCTTTGGCTCTCAGGGTAGAATCCACAGAGACACAAATGGGCTGGAGACTAGGTTCTCCTCGCATTGATCTTAGACCTGACGGTAGGCGATAATGACCAACCGTCTTGTACCAGCACCGTATTTTCCAATCCCTCCATCGGAGTACGACCAGAGATACTTCAATGAAGTTATCCGTGCGTTCTCTGTTTACCTAGAACAGGCACGTAACCCTGGTGAAGGACGAAATACGTTTACGGT